TACTAAGTGGCACCTTGTGGTCAATGTCTTTACCCTTGCGGTCTATACCTTCGCGGTCGTACAAGTCACGGGCGTTCTCACGCTTGCGTCTTGCAGGGGCTTCACCCCTCTCGACTTGCTGTTTGTATTCTTTCTTGTATGGGCGGGGCTTATTTACGTATGGCATTTATTTCCTTCCACAGTGAGCGCACTCGCTCACCCAGCAGTAATTCTTGCATAAACCATTGGGCTTTGCATTCCAAACGCCCGAACTATATGCGCCTTCTAGCATGGTGATGGTGGGCATCCAGTTGCCCCAGTAGCGGTGCTGTTGTTGGGCTTCATAAACAGACGGCACGAACTTGCCCTCAGTCAGAAATAACAACCCACCCTTGACCTTAGTCACCTTGGGAAACATCTTGAACACAGCCAACGCCATGAGTTCCAACTGACCAACGTCAGCGTAACGGCTCTTGCCAAGTTTGTAGTCCACGACCCGCGCTTCGCCCTTCTCTTCGTCCACGATGAGCAAGTCGGCTACGCCACGAAACCAGCAGTCGGGTGAGAAGAAGTCGCACGGCTCTAACGCTTCGGTCAAAGCCATTTTTATTTCGCAATACTTGGTGCCAGAGATACGCTTTAAAGACTCAAGCGGTTCTTGCATGAAGTCGAACTTCGGGGGTATGGGTACATCGTCACGGATATATAACTCAGCGGCTGTGTGTGCTTCCTTGCCATACATGGCGGCTTCGCCCTCTGGCTCTTTCACATCCTTGATTACCTTGGTGTGGTAATACTTCTTTGGACAGGTTGAAAAAGTTTTCAGACTAGAAAACGACCATGCTGGAATCTTATTAGCAATCACCGTATGACATCCCCATCCCGCTTTCGCAGTTGACTGGTAACCCTTCGGCCCATGATGGTGTCCAACGCATGCAGGATTCCACATAGGCTCGTGCCTCATCTGCTTCTTCTTGCCGCGCAACAATACCGATAGCATCGTGTACTGTAAGTACAACCTTGTACCGCTTGGCAATTCGTAACATTTGTTCGCCAATGATACACCGAGCGATTGCCTGTGTGAAGTTTTCTACGACCTTCCCGCCATAAATTTTATTGGTGCCCTTGCGGGTGGTGTACTGGAATTGGCGTTTACCCTCGCCATCCACAACCTCGACTAGCCCGCTATAGAACACATACAACCCGTTGGGTAAGCGGATGCGCCCACCACTCGGACCAGCGTCTACAGTCAGCAAGCCGTTGCGACCCAAGGTCATAGTCTGCCCACGCGCCATGCATCTCAGGGCTTCTTGAGATTCACGCCAGAGTTGCGGTATCTTGGGGTATGTCTGGCGGTAAGTATCGATAATACGTTTCGCTTCATCTGCTTCGATGTCTGTGCCAAAGGTTTTGAGTTGTAGTTGAAACTTCGGGCCACCCATACCGTATCCCGCGCCGAGAATCGTTGTTTTACCAACGAACCGTTCGTCTTTGTCAATCGTGTCAACTGCCTTGTCATAGATAGCAGATGCCATGATTTTGTATACGTCCTCGCCATTTGCAAATGCCTCCACTAAATCGTCTTGCTCGGATTCCCACGCCAATGTGCGGGCTTCGATTTGTGATGAGTCAGCATCGATAAACACATAGCCCTCTGGGGCAAGGATGGCTTGCTTGAGTTTGGGTGGTGGTTCGTCTTGCTTTTGGCGGGGTAAGTTCTGTAGGTTCACAGAGTCCGTACCACCCCACCGCCCTGTGTGTGCGGCGTAGTACTTCAACGGTACTGGGAATAACCCGCGCTTGGCGATGTCGATGAATCGTTGGGTACGAGTCTCTTCAATCGTTGACTTAGTACCCAGCCTAGCCGCGACCAACGCTTGCACCCGTTTGTCTTCATGCTCTAGCAAATCTTGTAGGGCAGCATCTGTCTTGGCAAATGCGAATGTCTCTTTGCCTGTGGTCATGCTTATCTTGACGGGGGGTGATACACCTATAGACTCAAGCATCTTGGCGAACTTGGGGTTGCTCATTAACGTCTTGCGTACTTCTGCCTTTACCTCTTCGTCACCCAGTATGTGTTTGACGGCTAAGTCTTTGTGTCCTACGGCTTGTAGTGCGTTGACCAAGTGGTTGGTCTTTTGCCCGACAGTCTCAGCAAGGTGTTGCTCTAACAGCACGCTATCAAGGCGCAGTACTGGGTCGATGAACATGCGTAGGGTCAGGTCAATCAGCTTTAGTTCTGACTTGGGAAACTTGCCCATCATTTTGTTAAAGATGTCGTAGGTTAACTGCACATCGTTCTTGCAGTACTCGCCATACTGGACAAGTTCGGGCGCGGTGAACTGCACCAAGCGTTTACCCTTGGCATCGTCCACCTCAGTGCCCTTATGCCCCACGCCATACTGAACGGCAATGTTCTTGAGAGATACGCTTTGTTCTACGCCATGCAAGGCACGCGCCATCGATTGTGTGTCGAGCCAGCCCATAGGTTTGATGCCGTACCGCCATGACAGGATAGACCCATCGAACATGGTGTTGTGTGCCAGTACAAGCGAGTCCGCCCAAGGCAGTTGGTCAAGCGCCGCCGCTACTAGCAGTTCGCTACCTGATACCCACTTGGGTGGTGCGTCATCTATCTTGTAAGCAAAACCAATCGTCTGAAACAAGCCAGCCCGCACATACTCTTCAGTGCTTATCTTGCTAAGGCTGTAGTCTTGGTCGTAGTAAGTTTCAAAATCTATTGTGATTAGGTGAGTCATTAACTGTTTGTCCTACGTCGTATGTTTCTCTTAATTTTCTTTTTACGTTTTTTCTTGTCTCAAGCGCATCGCCAGAAAGGATTTGCTCTAACATATGTTTATGCATATCTTGAAGATATATGGTTCGATAGGTCGCTAGTAGTACGTCAACCTCTTCTTTAGATAAAGCCCAAAGCGCACCATAGCGCCCACCTCTTGCTACTTCTTGCAACGCTTCTATAAGAGTTTCCCAACGACCTCTGGGACTGTAGTGCATGAACTCTTCAGGGTTAGTTTGCATGCGGGCTAACACCAACTGGGTGTAATCAGAAAAGCTTTCCATATAAATCCTCTATCTTCATCAGCCATTCTTTCAACTGGCCTACGTTTGTTTCGTTGATGACCCACGCTGTGCCGTGTGCCTTGCGTATCTTGGCAATCTCGCGCTCTTGCAAGACTGTTGTTACACCCTTACCCGCTTTGCACTCGATGGCTATGAAGTGCCCATCAAGACAACAGATGATGTCGGGTATGCCTTGTCTGCCGTAGCCGTTGGCGGGCGGGCAGAAGTAATAGACACCATGCTCATCGAGTATGGTGCGTACCGCGTGCTTGACCTTGACTTCAGGTGTCTGAGCCATACGCCAATTCCTCGTCAAGTTTTTGCATGTAGTGCTTGGCCTTGCCAGCATCGTCGCTACCATCTTTGCGACCAGCACGCATGCTGTACTTGATGATGTTGCCTTTTAGAAAGCCAAGGAATTCGTCACGGGTTAGCACAGCTTGCATGACAGCCCAAGGTTGTACAGGCATATCTTTGTAGTGATTACCACTTACCTGTAGGTCATCAGCACGCGTGCCGTTGAATCGTTGTTCCATTAAAGTCTCAGGGAAAAGTTCCATCTGTTGCATAGTTATCTCCAAAATCGGTTGAGGTTATCGGTTGTAAAAGTTTTTTGGTATTCTGTTTGTTTGGGTTCTGTCAGTCGTTTCTTACTTGGCAAAGCACCCGCGAATATTTCTTCTTTAGTTTTGAAATTACAGAAACAAAGTTTGCAATACCTTCTGCGGTAAGTGAACTCTTCGTTCTGTATCGTTTCGACAATAGCTATCTTGTCGCCTTCACACTTGGGGCATTTCATTCCTCTCTCGCTTTTAGCATTGCGTCTGCAAAATCATATGCCGCACCCGTGTATATCATTGGGTCTTGGCTAAGTCTTGTTTCTCTAGAAATCAACGCTTGCAAAGCCTGTGCTGCAAAGTAATCACGCAAGGTAATCGCGGAAATCATTTCATGGTCTTTCATCGTCAACACTCCCCAACATAAAGATTGCTACTGCAACCACTACTACAACTACGCCACCCAGACACATCAGTAAGACTACCCATGCAATAGTTTCAAGCATCTTGTTCTCCTATTTCTAAAAGTTTCTCTTGCAGTCTACGAATGCGTTGGCGGTTGTAATCAACCACGCTGTTTGCGTACTCAAGCGACTTCTCCGCTTGCATCTTGGATATAGTTGCATCACGCATCTCTATCTCAATAATTTCTTTTAGCGTTCTTGGTCGCAACATATCTTTGATAAATGCAATTAGTGTTTCTCGTTTAGTCATGGGTTCTTCTCCTTTAGTTTTTGTTTCTCTCGTTTTATGTCCATGCAAGGTTTGCATATGTATTGGTGTATACCTGACGCAAACCGTAAATAAGCGCCGTCCTCATAACACGATTCTTTTTGGCATTTCCAACACAACTTAGGTTTAGTTTTGATGTCGACTCTGTATTGAAAAAGTGCGTCGGTTGCAATTTTGTTTTGTGCAAATACACTGTAATTTCCTTTTCCTTTCATGTGTTCTTTTCCTTTAATTTGGCTTCTATGTTTCTAACCATTCCCAATAAAGTTCTTTTGCCACACCCGCATTGAAAATCTTCCCAGTCCCAGTAGTCTTCTACCTCCTCGTCTGTCAGCCCAACCCAAGGCTTTACATAAGCTTGAATGTCATCGTCTTCTTCAGTCATGCTTCACCTCTTGCTCGGATTGCTTCTGCCAAAGTGTCGCCAGCGTATTCAACACTGTCTTCACACACCTTTGCACACGCCTCACGCTCACGCTCTGCTACCAGTTTGGCAAAGGCTTGAAGGTCAATATCGTCTAACCACCAATCTTCGTTGATTGATTTAGCCATCTCAATGATTTCATCTTGTGTCATTTGGCCTCCAACTTAGCCAGTCGGTCACCCAACTCGCGTATCAGCATCCGAGCCACGGCTAGTTCTTCCATCAGGCGTAGGTGTTCGTCTGGTTTATACAAACCCAATCGTTCGTTCTCATCATGCAGTGCTTGCAGTACAGCTTCTTTGCGTTGCTTGCTCTCGCGCTCTATGCGGTTGAACTCTTCATCTTCTGCTGTGTCTATCAATAAATTTTTAAGTTTGCCCATGCTTAACTCCTTGTGAAAATCCAAAGTTAAAGAAATCCCGCGCAAAGTCTACCTTCAGCTTCTTTAATTTCATTAAGTGTTTACTTGTTTCCGAGATGAGCCAGAACGCATCGCCTACGCGATGGCCTATGCTTTTTATCTCGCCCATCTTATCTACCATACTCAGCAGGGCTACGTCTTTGCGTATCCAATCAGGCAGATGTTCGTCATCGAATAGGGCTTGTGGCCCGATGATTTCTTTTCTGTTGTCTAGATACGCGGTGATGAGCCACCGCCCATCACCCTCACGGGTAACGCGGTAGATGTACTCAGAGTTACGTTTCAAATCTTTGCCTTTACATATGAATAGTTTTGCCGTTGGAAGCAACAGCGTGTCGGTTGTCAGCGATACACCAG